CACCGCGCCGATGGTGGTCGCACCCCTCACGACTGCGCCAGTGGCAGTGCCTGCTGGCGGCATCATTACGCTAAGCGACCCCACCCCCGTCCCGCCCGGCGGCATCACGTACGTGGCGCCTACCGCTACGCCCACCGCAGTAATCGAGGAGAGGCCCGGCCTGTGGACGCGGTTCAAGCTCTGGGCGTTCGGTGTGAAATGAAGCTCTACGCCATTATCGGAGGAGATGGATTTGTCTTCGACATTACGACCAACTTACCCGATACACGCAAGAGAGTCCGCTCGGCAGTTGGTGCACTGGAAGGTTGCACTGTTGCTCAGTTCTCAGTCCCACAAGACCTTGCAAACGTCCGGGCTCTATTTTTCCACACTTTTGGTAAGCGAGTACCCGTTGTCGCCAACGTGGTCAACGCGTGGTTCGTAACCAAACGGGGCGCGATGCGCCCCATGCCAATCAGTGATTATGAGGGATTCTATGATCGATTACAGCGAAGGGTACTTGGCGCTCAAAAAGCACCTCGACGACATGTGGAAAGCTACTTTGACCCAAGACTGGCAGACGGCGATGACGTGCTGCCTATCGATTCAGTCTTTGGCGACCTTGACGTCAATGAAGATGTACGAGGAGATGTTGAGACAACGCTCGAGGGAGGCGAAGTAAATGACGACGTACGCGAAGGCGCTGGGCTACCTGAAGGGCCGGAAGATCTCAGCCTCAGCGGAACAGATAGCCCATCACTTCCTGCTCGACCCGAAAACCATACGGAGGGCGCTCAATGAACTCAAAGAAGACGGTCTCGCGGACTTCGAGATCAAGCAAGGCGCAAACGGGCGCAACACCCGCTTCTGGACCTACCGCCGTGCAGTGGCCGTTCCCACCGTGGCCTTTGAAGCCGGATCGCCCGAGCGAGCAAGCACTTCTCGGCAGTGGTCGGTCTACGATGACCGAGCTTACGACTGAACTTGGACCCGCACCCTTTTGAAGGAACCAACATGAAACCCATCCAACCAAACCAGACTAACACGCCCGCTGATCTCCACGATACGCCAGTCTTCGAGCTGCGCGGCATCACTTACCTGCCGCACTATCGGGACAAGGACATCTATGTAGGTCCGGGGTACCCCGTGCACAACATGACCCGCTACTCAGCTTCTGAGCTGATGTTGAAGGGCGCTACGCCTCGCGTAGCCATGCTGTGGTCACGTGGCACTGGAGGTCGCGTAAGCGATAGCAACCCATGAGTAACGGCCCGCAAACCCTTGCAGACCTAATCAGAGACCGACTGGAGATATACAGCATCATGGAAGCAGATCAAAAAGCAGACGACCGGCAGGTGGGCGGTACTCACTACAAGGACATGGCGGTGCAGCCTTGGACCGTGATGGAGGCGTTGCTGACGCATGAGGAGTTTGTGGGCTTTCTCAAAGGTAACGTTATCAAGTACGCCATGCGTCAAGGGCGCAAGGGCCCGGACGATGCGGGCAAGCTCGAGCACTACATCCAGAAACTGAACGAGGTGCAGTGATGGCACGTACCCCCGAGGGCGCGGTAAAGGCCAAAGTCAAGAAGGAGCTGGATGAGCTGGGGGCGTACCACTTCGCGCCTCCGGCCAATGGCTACGGTCGCATGGGTGTCCCCGATATCGTGGGCTGCTATCGGGGGTACTTCTTCGCGATTGAGTGTAAGGCAGGGAGGGGTAAACCGACTGAGCTTCAGCTGTTGGAGCTGGAGCGCATCCGCGAGGCAGGGGGGATCGCCATCGTGGTGAATGAGGCAAATCTTGAAGAAGTGCGTAGCGTACTGAAGTTGAAGGCATGACACTCTTAAAACCTAAGTGAGGAACACAATGGTCAGGATCTACATGGATGAAAGCGGTACGGGGGAATTTGTGATTCAAACGACGTGTTTGGATCCAGATTCGTTTATGGCTGAACTGGCGGAAGCGATGGATACCGCAGTGGTCAAGAACAATGACAACGGGTTGACGGCGCTTGGGATCCTCAAGAACGCCATGCCGATTGCATACAAGCTCAGCGGGTACAAGGCAGAGAACGTGCAGGAGCAACGAACGTTGGTATGCGGAAAGATGTCACCGCATTCTTGCGAGGTGGTTGCAAGTGCGGGCCGGTGAATTGTGGTGGGAGGGTAAGACGGAGGCGCTGGAGTACAAGTTAGACAAGATGGCTCCAGCTTGTTTAATTGGCCCGATCAAATCTGTTTTCAGCCGCCCTGCTGTGCATGCACAAGGCGGTCGTGAAGGTGGTGGTTATCGAGTTAGTCATATCAGGCTGATCGAAGACACGATTGTTTACTTCAACTATTGGAAGGTCTGTATGGAAACCAGCATTGCAGCAGTTGAATCAGCGGAGCGGGCGCACGAGGCAATCGATAAACTTAAACAAACGGTTGATGAGTTTCGGGCGTCGGTAAAGAACGACATATCGAGTATGAAAGCCGCAAGTGAGCGAGTGCAGAACGAAGTAAATCAAATGAAGGAAAAATATAAACAAGCACAAGCAATACTCACCACTCCTGAGTTCCTGCAAGCAATAGCCAATGCAGAGCGGATGGCTATGGCGTTAGAGGCAATTCAGAAGTTGACAGACACAAAGGTTAGCGTTGCGGTGTTTTCTGGCGGAAAAAAAGAGCAGACCCATGAATAAGGATTACACAAACTTTCAAATCCAACGATCAATATTGATTGAGTACCTACAGGTCATGATAGCCCGTAGTGACTGGCACGGCGTCGCGGATGTGGCGATGGACCTGCGAGAGATGGAAGCCGAACAACGGAGTGAGAAATGAATCGAGACGACATCATTCGTATGGCGCGGGAGGCTGAAGGGATTCAGTTCAACTACAGGCCCAGCGAGGAGTTTGTTTACTTTGCCGAACGCTTCGCCGCCCTTGTCGCAGCAGCCGAGCGTGAGGCGTGTGCGAAGTTGTGTTTAGAAACCGAGCCTTTTTACGGCGTGATGTTTGCTGAAGTTATACGAGCACGGGGTGAGGAATGACAGAAGCCTTTTTTATCGGCTGGGCCGTTGGCATCATCACCGGCTATGTCGCATGGGCACCGGAGACGCGGTTCAAGCGGAACTTCGTTGATGGTCTGACGTTGCGGTTTTTGTGGAGACGGAGATGAGCCTGATAGAACGACTGCTATGCGCGGTTCTTGGTCATAAGTATGTGGTGCATCGAGTGTTTAATCCCGGCGCTCGGCAGGTTGGCTGCACCAGATGCAATCGGCAGTGGGCTATGCACGACGGCACACGGTCGTTTGTTCCGTGGGATGGTGAGTTTGAATCTATGTATCGACAATTTGGAGAATGGAAATGAGTGATTTGACCTTTGGTATGAAAGCAGTTGGCCTGACGTTTAACCCCAGCAACGACCCAACGGTTGACGCGATTAAGCGCAAATGCGCGGAACTGATCGATGAGATTCATGAGTTGCGCACGAACCAACCCGACGCTGAGATTGCACGGATGGCGAGTATTGCCATCACAGAGATTCAGACCGGGCAGATGTGGGCAGTGAAAGCTGCTACGTGGAAATACTAAAACAGGACGGGGCTTCGGCCCCGGTTGAGCTATGAGCATCGAAGCAATGAAGCAGGCGCTGGAAGTGTTGGATCATGAAGCCAATAAAGGCAACGACAACGCATATCAGTGTGAACGTGATGCCCTCCGCGCTGCCATCGAGCAGGCTGCGGAGCCGGTGGCGTGGGTTTGCGAAGGAATTTCGTCCGACGAAAAACACAGCATCGACTATCAGCAAGAGGATATTGATGCACTGCCTGTTGGCACGATGCTCTACACCACCCCACCCGTAGTACCGCGCCAATGGGTCGGGCTGACGGATGAGGAAGTGAACGAGTTTTATTGGATTAGCGCCTTAACTGTTGAAGCTATCGAAGCAAAACTAAAGGAAAAGAACACATGAACCGAGTCGTGCTGGACTTCGAGACGTACTATGACCGCGACTACTCGCTCACCAAGCTAACGACAGAGGAGTACATCCGCGACGAGCGGTTCGAGGCAATCGGTGTTGCCATCAAGATCAACGACGAGCCTGCGCAGTGGTACCCCCAGATGCACATTGAGAAGGGACTGCGCACCGTCGATTGGGAGAACTCGCTTGTGATCGGACAGAACATGATGTTCGACGCGGCCATCCTCGTTTGGCGGTTCAACCGCAAAGCCCGGGCATGGGGCGATACGCTAGGCATGTCTCGAGCACTGTTCCCGCATGACAAGGCCCACGGCCTTGCTGCACAGGCCAAGCGCCACAGCATCGGTATGAAGGGCGATGAGGTCATCAACGCGCTGGGCAAACGCCATGCGGACTTTACCGAGGAGCAACTTGCTCGCTACGGCGAGTACTGCATCAACGACGTCGAGCTAACCACTAAGCTTTTTGATCTCTACGCCACGGACTACAAGTTCCCCGTCGGCGAGATGAAGCTGATCGATGCAACGCTTCGTATGTTCATCGAGCCTAAGCTCGTGCTGGATGCACCGCTCCTGCGGGAGTACGTCGTCGAAGTCCGCGAGACCCAAGAGGCCCTGCTCGCTGCGGTCAACGTCGATCGTGCTCAGTTCATGTCGAACAAACAGTTTGCAGAACTCCTGCGTGAGTACGGCGTCGAGCCGCCCACCAAGATCAGCCTCACCACGGGCAAAGAGACCTACGCCTTCGCCAAGACCGACGAGGACTTCAAGCGGTTGATGGAGGAGCACCCGGATCCGCGCGTGAACGCGCTGGTGGCCGCCCGGCTGGGGGTCAAGTCAACAATCGAAGAGACTCGCGCAGAGCGCTTCCTGCAGATGTCGAACCGTGGTGCGTTCCCTGTGCCCCTGCGGTACTACGGCGCTCACTCAGGCCGCTGGTCCGGGCAAGACAAGGTGAACCTCCAGAACCTGCCGGCGCGGGACCCGACCAAGAACACGCTCAAGCGCGCGATCAAGGCACCCCCGGGCTACGTCATCATCGACTGCGACTCCTCGCAGATCGAAGCGCGTACGCTCG